TTCCGAGGATATTACGTCGGCATCCGTTGAAGAGAGCTGTACCACAACTTCCTACTAATGGTTGATTGAGAGACCCCTGAAATGACCAACGCCAAGAACATCACTCCCGCCGAAGCTGTTGCCGAAGTCGCGCAGAACGTCGCGACCAAGGTCAACGAGAAGATCCCGCACCAGGCCGAGCGGGTCGAGGGAATCGTCGTGGAGGAGAACATCAGCTTCAAGGAGCGGATCAAGCGCTTCGCCACGGACAAGAAGATCATCGCCGGAGCATCCAGCATCGTCCTGCTGACGGCGGGTGTCCTGGTAGTTCGCAAGCGCAACGCAGAGCAGAACGACGAGTCCGAGGACTTGAACACCACCGCCTAATTCCCAGCTTGTTCGGGAATATCTGAGAATCGGAGTACAGCATCATGCTCAAGAAAACCATAACGTACGAGGACTTCAACGGTCAGACCCAGACTGAGGAGTTCTATTTCAACCTCAGCAAGCCTGAGCTGGGTGAGATGCTGTACTCCGGTGAAGAGGGCACAGACATCCGAACGCGACTCCAGCAGATCATCGCCGCAAACGACGGCGGATTGATTATGGCTTTCTTCAAGGATTTCATCGCCAAGTCCGTCGGTATCAAGTCGCCTGACGGCAAGCGGTTCATGAAGTCTCCGGAGATCGCCAGTGATTTCCTGTCGACCAACGCCTACTCGGAGCTCTTCATGGAGCTCATGACGGATCCGGACGCATCGCTTGCTTTCGTTCGCGCCGTCATTCCGTCTGACATATCCTCCCAGATCGACGACACTCCGGCCCTGCCTGAGAAGAAGACCTACACCGAGGAAGAGCTCCTGTCGATGGATGACACTGAGTTCTCCGCTGTGGTCGGGACGGACGAGAAGAACTGGACCCGTGAGCAGCTTCTCGTCGCCATGAAGCGCCGGAACCGCCAACCGGCGTAACACAAAAAAAGACTTACCAGGGAATCAGCAAGAGCTTCGTTAGACTAGGGGTCTCTCAGGCTCTGGACCGGATGCTGATTTTAAACGACAGCCGCGATTCGCGCGCAACGGTGAGGTCATACCCCCGGCCTTTCCGATGATCACCAACCCCACCCGGTGAGATGCGGACTGCGACAACATGCGCCCTGGTTAGATGTACTGGAGGTCCCCTGTAGCATCTTATTTCTCTACGACGAACCGTAGAGACTTAAGAAGGGGAACTTCAGTACGTGCGATGGGTTGAATTGCCTCTTAGTAATGAGACCGTGACCAAGAGCACGTTTTTGAGCGTGACGAATGGCAACCTGGTGCGGCTAACCCATTATAAAAAGTTAGGATTGGCCATGCTTCAAAAGCATATATTTCCAGACGGGAGTGTAATGTACTTCGACGCCGTACTCGATGCGGATATGGAACCGTTGTTTAACAGCACTCCCGAAGAGGTAGCGGAGTGGCTTGTAGAGCATGCAGCCGATTCCGCTCCGAAGCAAGTGTGTGTTGGCGAGACAATGGAACTCCTTTCCATTGACGATTATCTCCGGCAGTATGACGAGAGCACGCGGCGCTAGTAACTCGCAGAAAAAACAGGGGCTATAATGAGACCCCTATCGAAAGGCACCGCCGTGAAAAACCCCAAGATTGTGAAGAACGTCGTCAAGCTCGCCCTTGGCCTTACTGTCTCTGCCGCCATCGGTTACACGATGAAGGTGGAGAAGAAGGTCGAGGACAAGATCGACGAGCACTTCGACAACAAGGAGTAACCGCGACACCTGTCGTATCAGTCCAAAGCTAATAGGCCGTATTACACGGCCTTTAGTTTTTCCATTTCGAAGGTGTGAACGTGGAATTACCCAGCAACAGCCACGAATCCAGGGCCGCTCCTGACGACAAGCGACCTGAAAAAAGGATCCTGAAAGTCGTCGATGGTAGCGAAGGCGGCGTAGTTCGTCGAAAGAAGTCGTCTGGTTCGAGACTTCGAGAGCTTTTCCTTGGTGATGACCCGGCGAGCGTCCTTGAATACGTGGTTAAGGACGTCATGATCCCTGCCGCGAAGGACATGATCACCGACGCGTTCGCCCAAGGAATAGAACGATTCTTCTTTGGTGAGAATGCGAGACCGAGGCGACGCCCAACTTCGGGAACTAGCGTCTTTGGAAACACCAGTCAGAGCCACACGAACTACACTCGGTATTCGTCAAGCTCTTCCAGGCCTGAAGAAAGGCCCGTTGCAAGGCGTAATCGAAGCTCTCGTGACTTCGACGACATCATCATTCCGAACCGAGGTCAGGCCGAGGAAGTTCTCGACCAGCTCAAGGATATTGTTGACAAGTACGAAGCGGCCAGCGTCAAGGATCTCTACGAAATCGTAGGTGTGGACTTCCATCACACCGACGCCAAGTGGGGATGGACAAACCTCGAAGATGCTCGAATCCGACGAGTGTCTAACGGATATTTGCTCGAACTGCCTCGAACCGAAGCACTCGACTAGGAGCATCATGCGTTTCGTATTGACTCTGGGCGGAGGGGTCGTCTTGGGTTACGTGCTCCACTCCAAGAAGGACCAGCCCATTGAGGGCGTAATCGAGGATGTAGCGGCGACTTTCGGCCGCACCTGGAGCGTCGTCCGCAAGCGCTTTTCCTGATTCGCGAACGAATTACTTCATAAGGAGTGTCTGATGTCGGGCCTCAAGTCCGTCAAGAACAAGGTCACAAGTAGGGTGGGGCGCCAGCTCCTGGTAACCCGGAAGCATTCACCCGCGCTGCTGTTCGGCGTTGGCGTTGCTGGTGTAGTAACCACTGTAGTCCTCGCAAGCCGGGCCACACTCAAGATGGACGAGATCCTTCGGGACGCCGAGACCAAGGATGAGCAGATCCAGTCGGCGCTCCTTCTCGAAGACAAGGATTATCAGGAAGAAGAAGCAAAGAAGGACCGCGCAACGCTGCGGGTGCAGACAGCTTTAAAGGTCGTGAAGCTGTACGCCCCGGCCGTGTGTGTCGGTATCGTCTCGATCGGAGCCCTGAGCGGTTCGCACATCATCCTCAGCCGCCGAAACGTTGCGCTGACGGCGGCCTACACGGCGTTGGATCGTGGCTTCAAGGAGTACCGAGAGCGTGTCGTTAAGGAATTCGGCCAGGAGAAGGACGACGAGTTTCGTTTTGGCGTTGTCGAGCGTGAGATTGCAGTAGACACGGACGATGGCGTGGCGGTCAAGACCGTCAAGGATCTGGACAAGGCGAGCGGTAAGTCGATCTACGCCCGAGTCTTCGACGAGACCAGCAGCACGAACTGGGAGCGAAGCTCGATGAGCAATCGAGTCTTCATCCAGGCGCAGCAGAACTACGCGAATGATCTGCTTCGTAGGCAGGGTCATGTCTTCCTCAACGAGGTCTACGACATGCTGGGTCTGGAGCGCAGCCGTGAAGGTGCGGTAGTCGGCTGGGTCAAGAACGGAGACGGTGACAACTACATCGACTTCGGCGTCTTCAGTGGTGATGGATGGATGGGTCGGCAGTTCGTCAACGGAGCCGAGCGATCTGTCTGGCTCGACTTCAACGTCGACGGCGTGATCTGGGACAAGATCTAGGAGGCACCGGCATGGTAGTGAAGTTTGCATTTGCCGGTGTAGTGATCGCAGTCGTCAGTTTTGCTAGTGGTCTTGCAGTCGGCAAGAACAGGTATCAGAAGTTCTATGCGGACTTTGCCGATTCAGAAATCGCTGATGCGAAGAAGTACTACGAGAATCGTCTCGGCAAGGTCGCAGATGAAGCTGTTCAGGAGTACGAGAAATGGCTTGCTGAGCAAGAGGAGAAGGAAAGCAAGCCCGTGACGGACGATGATAATGGGCGAGAGTACACAGCGGAAGAACAACTCGCCCAGTTCGTCGGAGATCCACTTGAGTCGGCTCGTAACGCAGCTCAAGAGGCGGAAGCATCACAGGCTTTGACGAACTATCAAGGATTCTTCGGGCCGTCTCAGACTTCCGTGCAAGAGTTAGAGTCTCTCACCAACCCTGAGGTTCAACAGAAGGTTCTTGAGGCGTTCGATACTCCTCCAGGGTCGTCGCCGTTCGTGATAAGCCAGGAAGACTTCATGAACAGCCCTGGCGAGGCTGGTGGCGACTACCCTCAGGAGACCTGGACTTACTACGCGGGAGACGACGTTCTTGTCGACGAGTCTGATCAGATCGTTGACGGGAGTGATCGAATCTACGCAGTAGGCAATGCTCTTCAGCATTTCGGTGAGAATGCGAGCGAACCCCATCTCGTTTACGTTCGTAGTCCGATCACCGGTGTGGACTACGAGATCGCTCGAAGCGAAGGTAAGTACAGCGTGGAAGTCGCTGGGCTGGATGAAGAGTCACCATGAACGAGCCTCAGCCTCTTGACGAGCTGTATTTCGTATGGCTCTATAGTCAAGTCGCTGATCCTGAATTGACAGATCCTTCCCTAACCTTCTGGAATCTGCTTAAGATACTCTTCACAAGAGAGTTCATCTGGTTGATTCCAAACGACGACAATCGGTTGGAGGACGGGAAGGCTCTTCGACAGGAGTTCATCCACGATGAAAGTCTGCGTGAAGTAGACAGCGAATGGATAGGACTCGGTTGCTCGGTGTTGGAATTAATGGTGGGGCTTGCGCGTGCACTTTCCTTCGAAGCGGACGGTGAGCCTCACTATTGGTTCTGGCGCATGATGCAGAACATAGGCCTTCACAAGTACAGCGACGATAAACGACTTCAAAAAAAACAAGTAGAAAAAATCCTGGATCGGGTTATCTTCCGAAACTATAAGGCGAATGGCGAGGGAGGATTCTTTCCGCTTGAGAATCCCGACCAGGATATGAGAAAAGTCGAACTCTGGTATCAATTGGGCGCTTACGTTCTAGAACAGAGCGAGTAAGGAAGGAGGGTTGATGGATTTCTTTCAAATCTGCACGAAAGAGGCTCGGGGTGGTGTCACGGAAATTTACCCCGACTTCATCGTCGGTAGGTCTCAGGACCTCATGGTCCGTGGTCAGTCGTTCTATGCGGTGTGGGACGAGGAACGCGGGCTTTGGTCTACCGACGAGTATGATGTTCGCCGTTTGGTGGATGAAGAAGTTCTACGATTCACCGAGAAATTCAAGGCCAACGGAGTACCGTGCAGCGCGAAACTCCTCCGTTCTTACGAAACGAACCGTTGGAACCAGTTCAAGAAGTTCTTGAAGAACGTCAGCGACAACTCGCATCAGTTGGACACGAAACTGACGTTCGCCAACACGGAAGTGAAGAAGAAGGACTACGCTAGCCGCAGACTTCCTTACGCTCTCACCCCCGGGGATTGCAAAGCGTGGGATGAGCTAGTCGGCTTCCTTTACTCACCAGAAGAACGAGCAAAAATCGAATGGGCTATCGGTTCCGTTATCGCTGGGGACTCGAAGAATTTGCAGAAGTTCTTGGTGTTTTACGGGCCAGGCGGAACCGGTAAGTCCACCATCCTTATCATCATTCAGAAGCTGTTTGAAGGCTATACAGCGATGTTTGATGCCAAGGCTCTGGTCGGCAACAACAACTCGTTCTCAACTGAGGTCTTCAAGTCCAACCCGTTGGTTGCGATCCAACACGACGGCGACTTGTCGAAGATCGACGACAACAGCAAGTTGAACTCGATCGTGTCTCATGAGGAGATGCTGATCAACGAGAAGTACAAGGCTGGGTACACTTCTCGAATTAACGCCTTCCTCTTCATGGGGACGAACAAGCCGGTAAAGATCACCGACGCCAAGTCCGGCCTTATTCGTCGTCTTATCGATGTGGTCCCCACGGGAAAAAAGTTCGACCCAGACCACTACTATGCGCTGATGTCGCGAATCGACTTCGAGCTCGGAGCAATCGCACATCACTGTCTCGAAGTATACAAGTCGATGGGTAAGAATTACTACAACACCTATCGACCCATGGAGATGATGCTTCAGACGGATGTATTCCTGAACTTCGTCGAAGCATACTACGACATCTTCAAGGAGCAGGACGGTACAACCCTGAAGCAAGCGTACACCTTGTACAAGGAATACTGTCTCGAAGCAAATATCGAGTACAAACTTCCTATGTACAGGTTCCGCGATGAGCTTCGAAACTACTTCACGGAGTTCCACGATCGAATTGTGATCGACGGAGCAACGATGCGAAGCTACTTCAAGGGATTCGACATTCAGCGATTCAAGATGCCGATAACTCTTGATTCCAAGACTTTCTCCCTGGTCTTGGATGAGACGACGTCGCTTCTTGACGAGATGTATGCTGGACTTCCTGCGCAGTATGGAACTCCAGACGACGTGCCTGCGACAGTGTGGTCGAAGGTTACGTCGGTTCTCGGTGATCTGGATACATCGCGCGTCCATTTCGTTAAGGTCCCGAAGAATCACATCGTCATCGATTTCGATCTTAAGGACGATGATGGCAAGAAATCCCTTGAGAGAAACCTTGAGGCGGCAAGTGCATGGCCTGCCACTTATGCCGAGCTCAGTAAGTCGGGAGGAGGCGTTCACCTTCATTACTTCTATGATGGGGGTGATCCCGGAGAGCTGGCAGCTGGATATTCTGATGGGATCGAGATCAAAACCTTCCCCGGAAACAGCGCCCTTCGTCGACGGCTGACGAAATGCAACGGGGTGGCAATCGCTACAATCAGTAGCGGTCTTCCGTTCAAGGAGAAAAAAACGATGCTCGACACGAAGGTTCTCCAGAGCGAGAAGGCACTGCGAGAACTGATTATGCGAAACCTGCGCAAGGAGATCCACCCGGGAACCAAGCCGTCCGTTGATTTCATCGAGAAGATTCTGGAAGATGCGTACAACTCCGGGATCGTCTACGACGTGACGGATATGCGTCCGAAGATCATGGCGTTCGCCAACAACAGCACGAACCAAGCGCTGACTTGTCTTAAGACCGTCCAACGGATGAAGTTCAAGTCCGAAGGCGAAGTAGTCGGCGAGGAAATGGCGAACGTTAAGCCCAAGGATGGTCGTGTAGTCCTCTTTGATGTCGAGGTTTACCCGAATCTCTTCGTGGTTTGCTGGAAGTACGAGGACAGCGACACTGTCGTTCGGATGATCAACCCCACGGCGCAGGAGATTGAAGGTGTTCTTCAGCTTAAGATCGTGGGATTCAACAACCGGCGATACGACAACCACATCCTGTGGGCTCGCTTCATGGGTTATGACAATCGCCAACTCTACGAACTTTCGAAGAAGATCATCGCTGGTAACCAAGGCGCGATGTTCGGTGAGGCGTACAACGCTTCCTATGCCGACATCTACGACTTCAGCTCGGTTAAGAAGAGCCTGAAGCGGTTCATGATTGATCTGGGCCTACATCACATGGAGATGGATCTTCCGTGGGATCAGGATGTTCCAGAAGAACTTTGGCCAAAGGTCGTAGAGTACTGTGTCAACGACGTCATCGGCACTGAGGCGGTCTTTAAGGACCGCAAGCAAGACTTTGCAGCTCGCCAGATCCTGGCGCAGTTAAGCGGTCTTACGGTCAACGACACGACGCAGAAGCACACTGCGAAGATCATCTTCGGCAACGATCGACGGCCTCAGGAAAAGTTCGTCTACACGGACTTGAGTGAGGAATTTCCGGGGTATGTATATGATTCTGGAAAGAGTACATACCGGGGCGAAGAGGTCGGGGAAGGAGGTTACGTCTATGCAGAACCGGGAATGTATTCTCAGGTCGCAGTGTTGGATGTCGCGTCCATGCACCCTACGTCCATCGAGATGCTGGATCTATTTGGTCCTTATACAGATAATTTCTCAGCACTCAAGATTGCAAGAGTCGCGATCAAGCATCACGATTACGATCGAGCCAGGGAAATGCTCAACGGAATCCTTGCCCCTTACCTTGGCTCGGATGACGATGCAACAGCGCTTGCTTATGCGTTGAAGATCGTAATCAACATCGTTTACGGTCTTACCTCGGCGAAGTTCGACAACCCGTTCCGCGATCCGAGGAACAAGGACAACATCGCTGCCAAGCGCGGCGCATTGTTCATGATCGACCTGAAGAACGCGGTGCAGGCCAAGGGATTCAAGGTAGTCCACATTAAGACGGACTCGATCAAGATTCCGAATGCCACACCCGAGATCATCGAATTCGTGACGGAATTCGGAAAGAAGTACGGCTACGATTTCGAGCACGAGACGACATACGAGAAGTTCTGTCTTGTGAACGACGCCGTGTACATCGCTCGCAAGGGCGAGAAGTGGGATGCCGTCGGTGCGCAGTTCCAACACCCGGTGGTCTTCAAGGCGTTGTTCAGTGGCGATCCCATCACGTTTAACGACTTGTGTGAGACCAAGCAAGTAAAGGCTCCTACGGCTATGTACCTGGACTTCAACGAGTCCGAGGCAACGCCGAACACGCCCGACAAGGGCATGCAGTTCGTGGGTCGAACGGGTATGTTCGTTCCGGTCCACAAAAGCGCTGGTGGCGCCAAACTTGTTGTGGTTCGGGACGAAAAGCCTTACGCCGTCACCGGTACGAAGGGCCACTTCTGGCTCGAAGCCGAGATGGTTCGGCAGATGAACCTCGATCTGATCAACTGGTCGTTCGATGAGCTGGTTCATTGGAGTGGTAGCGAGCCCGGTTTCATTACGGACGTCATTGACCTCAGTTACTACGAACGGCTGGTCGATGATGCGATGAAGACCATCGAGAAGTTCGGCGATTTCACGGAGTTTGTGAAATGAGACTCCATGACGTTTTGAAGCTAGCAATGCTTCTTGGCAGATCGCTTGCCAAGTTAGAGAAGAGTAACGACGTTCTTGGTATCGATCAGAACCACCTGTCCTGGGACTCTTTGCTCACCGGAATTCCGATTGCTTGGCAGGACGTTGCTGTCATGGCGTACTCTGTCGGATATGTTCAGAATGTTGAACTATAATGAATCCAGACCGAATAAAACATCGTGGCGTACGGGTTCAACTCAATGGTAATGATGCATACGTCGTGCTTGGACTCGTGTTCGACTCTATAGAAGAGGACGTATCTTCAAAAGAGCTTCTACACCGGCTGCGTATGTTCGGATACTGTGCATGTAATACAGAATTCGGATGTGCTGCATGTGGCGGAAGATTCGTAGTGAAGGACGTCGATCGATACAAGGTCGTCAATCAATACGAACTCGACCCTTCCGTTGGAACACTCATAGCAACTGCTCGATCGTTCGGAAGAAAAGTTCGAGAGACTCAGGACAAGGGTTTAACCGAAGAGCACAAACGTCTTCGGCGAGAGTTTCGCACGTTCTGTGACGCCATCTCGAAAGAGTGGGGTCTGACGGCTTTGGATGCTTACTACGATGAAATTCGTCGTGAGCCTACCGACGATGAATATGAGGAGTGACGATGGAGCAGGAAGATCGGAAGGTCTCCAATCCAGTAGATGTCGTCAGACCGCTTGCCAAGGTCGGAACCAAAGCGGACGTCTCCATCGTCACGGCTGATACGAAAACCGTCCGTATCAGCATCCTTGACGGGGAAATCATGTTCTTGGAAGACGGAACTGTATCGGTCAATTTCACCCTTGAGCGTGATTCCCCTCTAGTTAAGAAACTCATGCAGGGGATGGGTATCTGGAACGTGACAGAAAAGGGTTTGTAGCAGTGAGTGACGACGATCCATTGGCTATGTTTCGAAGAACACCGATCAACAGACAAACCATTCGCCAACCAAGACTCGACGACTTTCTGAGCCAGGAAGAAATCGACGAAGTATTCTCAATCACAGAAGAGCTTCACGAATACATCGCGGATGCTCTGGCCAATCCTGATTCTTCGTTGAGGCTTTATGCGGACGAAGAAGTGAGAAAGATCAAGTCGTCGCCTTTCTACGGAATGGACTGTTCCGATGGCTGAAAAGAAAGAACCTTCCACCAAGGACATCGTCAAGAAGATCGTTAAGGACAACGAGAAGAAGCCTCCTCAGACCATCGTCGGCCATATCCTCAAGGGTAAGAAGCCCAACAACAAGTAGCTAGAACAGGGGCGGGAATGACCGTTTCTTTGCCGTCGAGTGGTCTTCTCGAAGGTGGCACCACGAACGACGTCATCGTCTTGGCCAAGCATTTCGGGTCGATGACCAAGACGTACAAGCAGAAGAACTGGCAGGACGATCTGTTCAAAATTCGCATTGAGTGGATGGAATGGCTTAACGGGCTAGAGACCAAGGGTTTGAGGGCGATAGCTCTTAGCTACTACTTGCACGCGGTTAACTCCCGCTGGTGAGCGATCTAGACACCATCAGACGAGTCGCCAAGATCATAGAAGATCGTTGGCGTGATTTCTTGAAAGGGAGGGGTGATGGCGACCAAGAAGCAGAAGCGCGAAGCAGCGGAAGCGAAGAGGGCGGCGTTCGAGGAGTCAGTTCGCCTGTCCGGCTTGGCGGCTCAAGCAGCTGACCGCAAGCGTCGTGAAGCGTTGGCGGAGAAGAGTAAGAAGACGACCAACGAGATCAACCAGCGACACAGGGCGATTGTCAAGCAGGCAATCATCGACGACCCCGCATTGCGATCGGAAATCGAGCAGCTTGAAGACGAATCGTTGATGGCCATCGTCAAAGAAGTCGTAGTTGAGGAAGAATTCGCTAAGGCTCGCGAAGAAGCCAAACTCCATTCCACGGCCTGGGAAGGGGTGTTGACGTCTCCTCTCTCGAAGTTGGGGCTCGCCGATCGTCTGATGATCGATGCCACCACTCAGATGGAACTCGACGCGGCTATCAAGGCCGCAGAAGAAGGTCGACGAGTGCCGCTGGCTCGCTACGAGGATGGGCAGTTCGGTGGTGAGCGCACGGTTCTTGGGGAGGCGGAACTCCAGATCCAAAACGACGAGATTCTGTTGTCTGCTCGTCTGGCCGACGATGGATCGCTGTTCCCTCCGCTGAAGCCTGGCGACATCTCGATCAGGTGATAAAGTCATGAGCTTTAGGCACATGCATATCACATCCTTCCTTGGCGGAGAGAATCAACATCTCGTTCAGCGAGTCCTAGATTACATTCGCATGGATCACAGGTGTATGTTTGAGCTTGTACAGCCTGTCTATCAGAATGACAGGATTGTCGCCATAGTGATGTACTCTAAGGATTTGGATAACGTCGATAACGAGATGACAATGGAGTATCTCGTTAAGGGCTTGTCCGGGTGGTTTGAACACGGGTTCGATATTGTTTCCGCCTGGGAACTCGATCATGAAAAACCCAGAAGACGTGTCTTACGTATCCCGGGGTCTGTTTACGAGTGAAACACGCAAAACGACGGAGGACGGCGAGGGAAAGGATCATCCGGACTCTCGCCCCTCTGTTTCTTCCCATACTTGAGTTCTATCGTCTAAGGAGACGAGCGATGGACGAGCGTCCGTACGACGAGAAAGACGCGTACCAGACGGACGACCTGCTGGACACCCGGCCCATGCGTCTTCCTCCGTTCGATGGTGGTGCGACCGCGGAGATGCCGAAGATCGCTGAAGGACCCTTGAAGCCGCCTCCGTTCGACGAGAACAAGAGCTTCACTATTTCAGGGGACGGTGTGTGGCAGGACGGCTACAACTACCCGTTGAACGACACCGAGATGATCGACTTGGTCCGTCATCAGAGCGAGCCCATGCGTACGATGGAGATCGTCAAGGGAGTTCCGCTCACTGGATTGCCGACGTACGAGAAGTTCCACAAGGACATTCCGCAGGAAGAAATCAACGAGCTGCGACGCCAGGGTGACGAGTTGATCCGGCGGAATCGACTCCAGATAGCCCCCAATCCGACGCTTATCCAGGAAATCGTCAAGGGAAACCAGAGGGGATGGCCGAACATGGGCGGATATCCGGACCACAAGTACGAGGACGAGGTCCTGCCCGGAGACAACCACGCGAACTACCAGGAGAAGGCCAAGGCGGCCGTCAAGACCGTGGTCGATGATGACTCCGACCTCATCAACAACCCGAGACCGATGTACGAGGTCTACATCGTCTGGTTCTGCAAGACCCTGAAGAACTGGAAGGCGTGCCTCGGAACGACGCTGGCGGACAAGCGCTACTACGAGGTCACGTACAACGGCGAGAGCGGCGAGACGTACGTCGACGTGTACGAGAAGATCCATCAGGAGGTCTTCTACGAGCCGGTTCTGACCAGCGCCACGAACGCCAAGGTTTTGGCATTGATGGAGAGCGGCGGTCTGAGCTACGAGATGTCGCGCCACCTGATCGACACGCTCAAGAGCCACGGGATTCTGTTCCACGAGAAGATCAACTGACCATGCCAAAGAATCCTTTGGATCGTCCTCCGGGTGAGTATGAAACCCCGGTAGTCACAGAAGTCACCGGTGAGGAAAAAATCATCGGCGTGGGTATCACCACGGTTGGCGCAGCAGACGGTATCAATGCTGTGATCACGATCGACGACGCGGCGGCGAAGCTTCTGGGTATCGATCTGACTGTTGTCTCTTCATCGGATGAAACAAACCCGATTCCGAAGCTCAAGATTATAGCCAAACCTCAAGAGACTCACACCGACGAGACGATGAACAAGGTTCGAAACGCTTTGGAGAAGGCTTTGTTCTTCCGTAGCGATATTCGCGTTGTGATCGACGCTTTGCAAAACGCGGGAATCCTGTTCCGCGAGAGGAACCGCTAGCGTGGATCACTTCGACGAACTTCCTCCCAACGAGTTCTGGGCTTACATGGGGGCTCCGATGGAACCGAACGAGCACACAGTTCCTCTGTTCGAGATGAACGGGAACGAGAGGAAGCGAATCGGATCGGCTGTCGTCACGGATGCCGGTGATCGATACCGCGCTGTAATCTCAATCGACGACGAAGTTGCCAAAAGCTTCGGCATCGATCTGAATTTCATTGTTCAAACGGACTCGGTCGAGCGTGAGCGAAAGATCGAGATCACTGCTCGCCGTCAAGAAGTATCCACCGAAGACACGCTGAGGAAGATCCTCAAGGCTCTCCAATATTATGGGATGAGCATGAGCGCCTCTGCGGACTTCATCAGTCGTATGCAAAACGAAGGCGTCTTGTTTCGAGAGAGGAACCGATAAGCATGAGCGCAGCAGACGAAGAAGTTGTCTTCGAGGACGCGCGAATCCTCTGGCGAAACTTCGCCGGGGAAGAGAAGACGTTCAATGCGGCAGGAGCTCGCAACTTCAACCTGGTCTTGGACGACGAGACGGCCGAGCGGATGCTTAAGGAAGGCTGGAACGTCAAGAAGACGAAGCCGAAGGAAGAAGGCGTTGAGCCGATCAACGTCCTGAAGGTGAGCGTCAACTTCAAGAGCAGGAACAAGCCCCGTCTGATCATGATCTCATCGCGAGGTCGTACGACGTTGGACGAGAGCACGGCGGAGATGCTCGACTACGCCGAGATCGACAAGGTGGATCTGATCATCCGGCCGTATGACTGGTTGGTCAACGGGAACACCGGGCGCAAGGCGTATCTGAAGTCGATCTACGTGACGATCCACGAGGATCCGTTGGAGCTCAAGTACGCCGACGTTCAGGAAGTCGGTTACGGCGACAGCTACGAACCCGAAGAGGAGTTTGACTGATGCTGTGGCTTGTCGTCCTTCAGTTCGCCATCGTCGTGTGGATGATGTGGAGCGTCTTCTCCGATGAGAAGAAATCCAAGGGTGCTCCGACCAAGATCTCGAACACCGTCATCTGGATGTCCGCGATCAAGAAGAAGCTCAAGAAGATTCATGTACATGCTGTAAAGAAGGGTCCGAAGCACCGCTACGTTCGCTAGTGTGGGGATACACAATGGACGAGTTCACTTTCAATCGTGGTGGCGAAGAAGTCACCAGTCGCAGGATCAGCGCAGAGAACCTGAACTTCATCGCCCAATGGTGCGGTGGCGAAGTCAAGCAGACGTCCTCCATCGGCCCCGATTCCTTGGATTTCTCGCCGAAGCCGTATATCGAGATCAACGAGGATGACATCGCTTTCGTCGGCGACTGGGTGGTCAATGTCGGCGCCGAATTCTGGGCATACACCGACAGCGAGACTATGGCGGTCTTCGCACCGTTCTTCAGCAAGGAAGACAAGTTCGGAAGAGTCCGAGAAATCATCCGTAAGGCTCTTCTGGAGCAGGACGCCAAGACATACAAAGCAAAGCAGATTCTCAAGTTGTTCTGATGGGCTCTCGAACGTGCGAAGTCTGGGCGATTCACAAAGAAGGTTTCGGTAGGATCGAAGATCGTCTTAAGTACGGACATGCAAAACATGTCTGTGTCCGTACTCGTGAGTTCGCCCAGGAACACGATGGAGATCATCAGTGCTCCTGCGGATTCACCTATCCGAAACAAGAAACGGATAACGACTAAGCATGTGGCCCTGGAACCGACGAGAGATAACCGTCCAGCTGGTCCCTCCTGCACAGAAGCCTGACTGGGTCGACCAGTACTACATGATGAACCCGGAAACCGAGATCATCTTGTTCGATGGTGAGATGTTGCGCGACGGAATGGTCGTGTTGATCGAAAGCCCAATTCAGCGTGCCGATACCAGTTTCAACAGCGGTTTCGTACCGAAGGCTCGGTATGCTAATCAAGTCAAAAACCGATGGTGCACGGTTTCCGATCTCAGAAAAACCGCTAGCCGGGTCTCCTTCATCGGGATTTACGAAGACGGAACCAAGGTTAAGCGAGAATACGATAAGAGCTTGGCGTGGCTCGTCAAGCTAGACAGTCTGGAAGCAGATCAGTAAGAAAGAAGTTGCAGGGGTTTGGGGCGTGGGGCAAGGGTCTTTTCGGGAAGCCCTTGTTCCGCCCCTATGTTTACACAAGTCAAGAGCTCCGCCTTCCAATGGAGGAAGCAGTGTCTCAGACCCCGATATTTGACCAACTGTCCAAAGAGTTCGAAGAAGCGACGCACAAGCAGTTTGGTGACCTGCTTAGTGCCAGGCGTCCAGAGATGTTGTTCGCACAGGACGACACGGTTGTATTGCATTTCCCCATCTGGGCAGGGCTGGAGATAGACGATGATGCCTCTCAGAAGCCCGTAGAGACTCCTGTAAGGGTTGCAGACGTGAAACCAGCCCTTCCTGAGTATGACGGAACAACGGTCGTTAGAAGCCTTGGTGTGCCCACCGGAACGGTTAGCGTGATTGCGAGGGTGTCGAAGCAGGATCTGATCGATTCCTTCAAAGAGAAAGCTGCTGGAAAACCGACGGTTCTTCCGGAACACCACAGGGTAACGGCCAAAGACCTTGTAGAAGCAGTCAAGCGAGAATTTCCAAAGCTTGGCAAGCGGGGGGACAAGGAAACCGAAGAGAACATCCCCCACGAGACCGAGGCATCCACTTCCCCGGATGATTCGGCCTAGCTTCAGGAGTAGGCATGACGGTGGACCTGTATCCCCACCAGAAGAAAGCCGTTGATGAGCTAGACAACGGAAAGATTCTGTGCGGCGGAGTCGGGACAGGCAAGTCGCTCACGGCAGCTGCCTACTATATGCAGAAGGAAGCGCCGAAGGACGTCTACGTCATCACCACAGCCAAGAAGAGAGATTCGCTCGACTGGGAAGCCGAGTTCGTGAAATACGGCGTGTACAAGTCGACTGACGCGACCGTTGCTGGTGTTCTACACGTAGATTCGTGGAACAACATCTCGAAGTATAAGAACGTCAAGGACGCGTTCTTCATCTTTGACGAACAGCGTCTTGTAGGGAGTGGTGAGTGGGCAAAGACATTCATCTATATCGCTAAGCACAACCACTGGATTCTTCTTACTGCGACGCCTGGCGATACTTGGATGGATTACGTCCCGGTATTCATTGCGAACGGGTTCTTCGCAAACAGAACACAGTTTAAACACGAGCATGTGGTATACAATCTTTATAGCAAATTCCCAAAGATTGACCACTATAGAAATGTTGGAAAGTTGGTGAGGCTTCGAAATCAATTGTTAGTCCGCATGATTTATGAAAGACATACCACAAGAAAATCAGTAGAAATTCCAGTGTTATTCGATAAGGAGAAATTCAATAGAGTTCTCCACGATCGATGGAATGTTTATGAGGACCGTCCTGTAAAACATGTGGCGGAACTCTTTTACATCATGCGGAAAGTAGTAAATTCCGACCCGTCGCGACTTGCTGCGGTTCGTGAATTGCTTGACAAACACCCAAAGCTGATCCTGTTTTACAACTTCGACTATGAATTGAAGATGCTCCGAACACTCGCCGACGTGGTCCCAATAGCCGAGTGGAACGGGCACAAGCATGAAGCAGTCCCGACATCGAACCGATGGCTGTATCTGGTTCAATTTGTTGCCGGAGCTGAGGGGTGGAACTGTACGACGACGGATGCGATGTGTTTCTACTCACTGACGTATTCGTACAAAATCTGGCATCAAGCACACGGTAGGACGGACAGACTAAATACGCCCTTTACAGAATTGTTTTACTACACTCTCATGTCCGAATCGTTAATCGATCGAGTCGTGATGAAGGCTTTGAGTGGTAAACGAAGCTTCAACGAAAGCCAATTCTCAACTCGACTCTGATTCTGACGGTGGCAAAAACCAAGATCATCAATGCCAAATTTCGAGAGTGGATGACAAAAAGCCAAATCTGGGGAAGATCGTTTAGGATTTGGCAGCAGATTTGTCATGCAAATTGGGGGTCGTGTCTTGCGGGTTGTCCCAGCTCGCAAGCTCGGCTAGGGTTGTTTGTCCGTTTTGTGCATCCCCTGAATGACAAATGTCAAATCTGAACGAGAAAACTACCCAGAATTGCATTTTCAATATCTGTAAGCGCAGATATTAGATTTGCAAAAAATAAAAAGTTTTCAAAAAATTTTTGACATTTGTCATCGCAAGCTCTCGGTTACTCAGAGTAACCAAGATCCAGTCGGATCAAAGAAAGCGATCCTTCTATGCCGACTGAGTGGCGTCCGATAGAATCTTTCCCCGGATACTCCGTAAGCAACACCGGATACGTCAGGAACGATGACAATGGTCACCTGATGACGATGTTGGTCAATCAGGGCGGAGTAGTCAATGTCGGACTCACAAAGAATCGAGTTCAGTACAAGCGCGCTGTGGCTCGGTTGGTCGCGACGGCTTTCATCAAGAGTCGTCCAAGCGACGCCTTCGATTCCCTCATCAATCTCGATGGGGATCGTCACAACAACAATGTCGCAAATTTGATGTGGCGACCTCGCTGGTTTGCAACCAAGTATTTCCAGCAGTTCGAAGAAATCCAAGAAGGAATTTATTATCCTGTCGAGGAGGCGAATACGAAAGAATGGTTTGACAATCCGTTTCATGCAGCTGTTACTTTCGGATTGCTTATGGTTGATGTCTTGCTATCCATTAACAACAGCTCTTTCGTGTGGCCAACTCAGCAGCAATTTCGATCAGCTTTGAAAGATCGCAGATATTACATCGCCTCGTAATCGCAGCATATAATAGAAGGTGCAGAATAAGCTCGCTGGACATCCTCGTGAAAGGAGTGCATCCATGCGTGAAAACAAGTATCAGGCGGAGCTGATCAAAAAGCTTCGAGACTTGTTTCCTGGGTGCATGATCCTAAAGAACGACACATCGTACCTTCAAGGCATCCCAGATCTCTCAATCTTCTATAGGGATCGATGGGCAATGCTAGAGGTTAAGGCGGATTCCGATTCGCCCAATCAGCCAAATCAACCGTACTACGTTGACAAGCTGAACGAGATGTCCTTCGCGGCGTTTATTCACCCTTCCAACGAACAGGACGTCTTAAGTGCTCTTCAACAAGCACTCAAACCTGGCGGGAACACACGCATTCCTCGGTGCAAGTAACTATCACTGGATTAACTACACCGACGACAAGCTCGACATGGCGTTTGAAACGTCACAGGCGGCCCGTAGAGGCACTGAACTACATGAGTTCGCTAGGATGGCCATCCGCCTCGGTCAGAGGCTTCCTGACACGCCTGCGACGATGAATCAGTATGTCAACGATGCCATCGGCTATCACATGACTCCGGAACAAATTCTGTTCTATTCGATCAACTGCTATGGAACAGCAGACACGATCGCATTTAGACGTGATAAATTGCGAATTCATGATCTCAAGAATGGTCGAATTCGCGCATCTGAGAAACAACTCTATGTCTACGCTGCTTTGTTCTGCTTGGAATACGAGTTCAAGCCGCACAAGATCAAAACTGAGCTTCGCATCTACCAGAGTGACGAAGTTCGAGTTTACGAAGCAGATCCAGACATGACTCTCCATATCATGGACAAGATAGTCACCTTCGATAAGCGCATTGAAGCGCTTAAGCAAGAGGCGTTGGCGTAGCAAAGAACTAGTCTTGTATTGGAGGTGTTGCCCGTGGAGATGCGTGAAGAAGACTACCTTGCTCACTATGGAATTCTTCGTAGATCTGGTCGATATCCTTGGGGTTCGGGCGAAACGCCTGAAGAGAGAGCTCGCACTTTTCTGGGTAGTGTGAAGGAACTTCGTGATAAAGGCCTTAGCGAGGCTGAGGTTGCCCGTGGGTTAGGCTTTGAAAGTACAAGTGAATTAAGAAACACCACGGCCATAGCGAACCAAGCCAAGAAACAAGCCGATATCAACATGGCGCAACGCCTGAAGGATAAAGGCTATTCCAATGTTGCCATTGGTAATCGCATGGGGATTAACGAATCTTCAGTTCGCGCTCTGCTAAAGCCAGGCGAGTTGGATAAAGCAAGAGTTACTCAAGCTACATCCGACATGCTTAGAACTGCTGTCTCTGAAAAAGGGTATGTCGACATCGGTTCTGGTGTTGAACGCCATCTAAGTATCAGCTCAACCAAGTTGAACAACGCCTTAGCCAGACTTCAAGATGAGGGTTACGTTGTTCATTCCGTTCCAGTAGAACAGCTTGGTACTGGCAAAAACACGACTGTCAAAGTACTGGCTGCTCCTGGTACTACTTGGGGCGAAGTCTATCGGAATCGTGACAACATCCAGCAAGTCGCTAATTATTCTACTGATGGCGGTCGATCCTATGATAGGATCTTGCCTCCGTTGTCGGTGGATTCCAAGCGGATTGCTGTTCGTTATGCCAAAGATGGCGGTGCTGATGCAGACGGCGTCATTTACGTCCGCCCTGGTGTAAAAGATCTTTCGCTAGGGGCGTCTCGCTATGCTCAGGTTCGTGTTGCTGTAGATGGCACACATTACCTCAAGGGCATGGCGATGTACAAGGATGATTTGCCTTCCGGTGTCGATTTGATGTTCAACACGAACAAAGATGATACCGGTAACAAGCTTGATGCCATGAAGCCGATGAAGGATGACAAAGACAGTCCTTTCGGCGCGTCTATCAGTCGTCAGATCGGCGAATACGATAGAGACGGCAACAAGAAGCTTACCTCTGCGATGAACATTGTCAATGAGGAGGGCGATTGGGAACGATGGTCAAAGACACTCTCATCCCAAATGCTGTCCAAGCAGAGTCCAGCCCTTGCAAGGGCTCAATTGGATTTGGCTTATGAGCGCAAGAAAAACGAACTCGAAGAGATCCTTCGCCTTGAAAATCCCGCAGTCAAGAAGAAGCTTCTTGAAACCTATGCGGACGATGCCGATTCGTCAGCAGTTCATCTCAAGGCGGCTGCTCTTCCGCGTCAAGGATCGCATGTAATACTTCCTATCAATAGCATGCGAGAAACGGAAGTATACGCACCAAACTTCCGTGATGGCGAGCGAGTTGTTCTTGTTCGTTATCCGCATGGCGGGATCTTCGAGATTCCAGAATTGACAGTAAACAACAGACACCCCGAAGCCAAAAAGCTTCTCGGCAATGCAAAAGATGCAATTGGTATTCATAGCAACGTCGCTCAGCGTTTGTCTGGTGCTGACTTTGATGGGGATACTGTTCTTGTCATTCCGAACAACAATCGGAAGATCAAGACCGCACCTGCTTTGGAAGGCCTAAAAGGCTTTGATCCTCAGCGTGCCTATCCAGGCTACGAAGGCATGACAAAGATGTCAGCCAAAGCCAAAGCAACTGAGATGGGCCAAGTTTCCAATCTCATCACCGACATGACCATTCGTGGTGCAACAGCGTCCGAGCTTGCCCGAGCAGTTCGGCACTCAATGGTCGTCATCGATGCTGAGAAGCATGGACTCAATTGGAAGCAATCAGCGATTGATAATGGAATCGCGCAGCTCAAAGAAAAGTATCAGGGTAGTAAGAAAGCTGGCGCCTCAACCCTGATTTCGAGAGCATCTTCCGACATTCGAGTCCCTGAAAGGAAGGCTCGCTCTGCCGCAGATGGCGGACCAATCGATCGAGCCACTGGCAAGAAAGTATTCGAGCCCACAGGCGCGACATACACCAAGAATGGAAAGACTGTAGTAAGGACTGTCAACTCTACCAAGTTGGCCGAGACCGATGATGCTCACACTTTGTCATCAGGTATGCCTATTGAGAAGATCTACGCCGATCATTCCAATAGACTAAAGGCTTTGGCTAACCAAGCCAGGCTGGAAGCCATATCGACCTCGACGATTCCTTACTCGCCAGAAGCAAAACTCAAGTATGCGGAAGAAGTAAAAGATCTAGAGGCTAGTCTGAACCTAGCTCTTAGGAACAGTCCTCTCGAACGTCAGGCTCAGATTATAGCCAACTCCATTGTCAGTCAGAAGAAGGCTGCCAATCCAGATCTCGAACCTTCCGAAATCAAGAAGTTGAAAGCACAAGCACTTACAGAAGCTCGTAATAGAACCGGTGCCAGAAAACAAAGGATCGAAATCACCCCCCGTCAGTGGGAAGCGATTCAGGCCGGTGCAATTACGAACCACAAATTAACCCAGATCTTAAACAACGCGGATCTGGACAAGGTCAAACAACTGGCCACGCCAAAGACACAGGTCCTACTGGACGGTTCTAAGAAGAGTCGTGCAGTGTCGATGCTTCGAAACGGATACACCCAAGCCGAAGTCGCAGACACACTAGGTATCTCAGTCTCCACACTCAAACGTAGCCTAATCGAAGGTGATGCATGATGGATGAACACATGCTCACCACAGTGGACAACCCATACGATCCAGTACTTCAGTTCGAAGAGTGGCTCGTGTGGGATCAAGCAGCTGGCTACAACACACTCTCGTATCTTGGGCGTGTAGTGAGGACATCAGACGAGCTGTCCGATGCCGATCAAAGTCTAGCTATCGAGGCAGCGATTGACGAGATTGTAAACGAAAGCGGCGGGTTCTACAAGAAGGTCACCTTGCCAGCTGACAAACCTGTGACTAGCGACATAGAAGTTTGATATGCATCGTCACTTAGTTATCGCATGCCCTTGTCGTTGACTATCGTAATCAGATCAATCAACTGTTCGGTCACTCGATTCGTCGTCTGATCGTTCGGTTGATTGATCTGATTATCGATTCTGTTCGTCCATTTGTACTTTCTTTCTCGTAACAAAATGAGCTCCAAGTTCATGGGTCCTCCACGAGTCCCTTAGACTGGGGGAGGGGTCTCGCACAAAGCCACCC